TCGTAATTCGCACCGGTGGTGATTATCCACAATTAATCGGTTGTCAATTGACACAAGACAAATGTATTTTGATTGATGAATCAAATGTCGGTGATGAAATCGATGCATCAATCAACATTCGTGGTCGTGAATGGACAAATCCAAAGGATAATACCGTTAAATATTTCAACACCATTGAAATTTGGAAAGTGGAAACAATCAAAGTTGAACAAAACGCACCGGAACAACCTACAAAAGTAAGTGAACCGGATGATGATATGCCGTTTTAATGAAATTACTCTTATCAAGTATAAACAAAGAATTGCGAAAAGCAATCAATGACCATTTGAAAAACACCGGTAAATCCTTGAATCAATTTTGCAAAGATGCCGGTGTTCAACAAAATCAAATGTGGATGTTCTTGAATCGTATTGATCCGGAACGTGGTTTGCATTCAAAAACAATTCAGAAAATCGGAAAGTATTTTGAAAATAAGGTTTGAAAGTCAAAAAGACATTGAAAATGAATTAAAAGTCATGAATCACATTTGTCCTGATGGACAATTTAAAAAATTAGGTGAACATGATTTGGATTTTTTGGTTTACGATTTTAAAAACCATAAAAAAACCGGTTTGTGCTACATTGAAATTAAATGCTATAATGGAAATCATGATGATTATCCGACAACAATGGTTTCATGCATAAAGTACCGGAAAATGATGGAAAAAGCATTGCCAACATACTTATTCATTCAATGGAAAGATAAATTGGTTTACATCAACCGGAATGAAATAAGCGGTGAAAAACGTGTTGGTGGTCGTAAAGTTCGGGAGGGTTCGTCTAATGACCAAGAAATGATGATTTTTGTGCCAAATGAAAAATTCAAATTTTATGAATAACTTTGTTATATGGTTGTTCAATATCGAAATGGTTATCCGATTAGACTATCAATTGAAAAGTTGTTGGATGATTGCGGTGTTGATTCAGGAACGATACAATTTTGTGCGGATTACACAATTAAACGTGCCGGTATACTATGGAAAGCACATTCACTTGATGATAAATTAAAGGAATTTGTTAATTTAGCGGAAAATAATGGAATCAAAATTGCACGAACAAAGTTTTTTGGACAAATTCATTCTATATGGTTTGAAAAGCAAAAGGATAAAAACGATGAATGATGGATATCCTTTCATAAATGATGAAACGTGTGAATTTTTGGTCGATTTGTATTTGATTAAAGACACAAAAGTTGAAATGCGTGTGTCACCTTTTATGTTGCCGGTCGGATCACGATTCGAACACCAATCAGGAACATATGAAGTGATGGAAATATTGACAAAGCATGGCGGAATTCAAATAATGTGCGAATGCGTATTTAATGACACAACATTGTTCAACATGGTAAATAACATGAGGAACAATAATAATTAAAAAGGGGGACATGGTTTTTGATAATTGTTTGACGATAATATCTAAAATTTCCATTTTTCCATGTCCCTTTCCTTTAAAATAATGAAATGAAAAATTCCGTTTTAAGAGCATCAAAAATTAAACGTACCGGAATACATTCGAAAACGAAAACAAGCCGTTTAAAAACGTCTAAAAACTATAAAAAGAAGTATAAAGGTCAAGGTAAAAAGTAAAACATTATGAATAACAAGATAAAACAAGTATTGAGAGCAATTGCCGGTCTTATATTATTACCAATATTCATTGCAATATTCATGTGTGACTGGTTCATCATGATATTCCTTTTTTGGATGGAATCAAAACGATTGAAAATTTGGTTGGACCACACACAAATGTTCATGTATTCATTGTTAAGAGTGTTCACTTGCCTTGTATTGTATTCCCTTTTTAAATTGGTTCAAATGTGGTTATTCTAAAAATCATTAACTTTGTTCTATGCCGAACAAAAAAGAACAAACAAAAAAGACAATAAAGGAATCATTGATTCAAGCAATGCAGAAATCAATGGGTGTTGTTACTGAAGCATGTAAAGTTGCCGGAGTTGGTCGCACAACCTTTTATAAGTATTACAATACTGATCCGGTATTTCAAAAGGCGTGTGATGAATGCGAACACATTGCATTGGATTTTGCCGAATCACAACTATATAAACAAATCAAAGATGGTTCAACAACCGCAACAATCTTTTATCTAAAGACTAAAGGAAAGCAACGTGGATATGTTGAACGTCAACAAATAGATATCAACAAAGGTCAACCGGATTTGTCACACCTATCATCTGATGACCTGATTGCATTATTGAATGAGTAATGAACTAATTGATGCCGGAAAAGAATTGGTTCGCATTGAATTAGCGAAACGATATTTTTGGCGGTTTTGTTTGTTTTATGACCATGAATTCTTTTCACAACGTAAATTCTTTACGGACATTGCACAATCCTTTCAGGACATAGAAGAGGGCAATATCAAATCGTTATCGGTATCATTACCGCCACGTGCCGGAAAGTCATATTTGACATCATTATTTTGTGCATGGACATTAGGCAGAAATCCGGATCAATCGGTCATGCGTAACACTTGCACCGCGACATTGTATTTAAAATTCTCTTATGACGTTCGTGCAATACTTAAATCGGATAAATTTATGCGTGTCTTTCAGGATGTCAGGTTGTCAGATGACAAAGCGAATTTGCAAGGATGGAACACCAACAAATCAAAACAAGTGGGATATTTCGGTGCCGGTGTTGGCGGAACAATCATTGGATTCGGTGCAACAAAGGTAGGTATCACCGATGACTTATATCGAGGCATTGAGGATGCGTTGAGTGACACCGTAAATGACCGCATACACCAATGGAAACAATCGACACATGATTCACGTTTTGAATCGGGATGTTCACGAATTGACATCGGGACACGTTGGTCATTGAATGACGTTATTGGTCGCAATTATGAACAAGGGATATATGACCGGTCAATAAGCATTCCGGCATTAACTGAAAGCGGTGAATCATTTTGTCCTAATGTAATGACAACACAAGAATTCATTGACAAGCGTAAACACACCGCAAAGGAAATATGGATGGCGGAATATATGCAAGAACCGATTGACGTAAAAGGTCGATTATTTAACGAACTAACATTTATTGATCCGGACAAATTTGAACAACTTACAAAAGAACATCCAATTGAGGGGTGTGTCGCATATATTGATGTCGCGGATATGGGTGCCGATTACACCGCAATGTCGATTTGTGCCGTTGTAAACAACCAATTTTATTTGGTCGATTACCTGATGTCAAAAGCCAACACCGATGTCACAATCCCTTTGTGTGCGTCTAAATTAAATCAATGGGGTGCATCTTATTGTCGTGTCGAATCTAATTCAATGGGTGCAATGTTTGGTCGACATCTACAAAAGGAAACAAGCACAAAGATATTGCAAGTCCATAACACCACAAACAAACAAACGCGTATCATTATGCAATCCGCATTCGTACAAAACAAATTCACGTTCATTAAACGCACCGATGAATCATGTGAATTGTTCATTAGCAATGTCATGAGTTATTCAAAAGAGGGTAAAAACAAAAACGATGATGCACCGGATTGTATTGCCGGTTTAGGATTATTCGTTCAATCGATGTTCCGAAATCTTGTTTAATTTTTAATCAAATCAAATGTTTAGAATTTAATCATTAACTTTGTAACACAATGAAATTATAATGCAACAAAATTTTTGGGAAAAGTTTTTCGGAATTCGGATCAATCAAGATAACCGATACATTAATGATTGGTCACGAATGTTTCAAATGCAATCGCAAATTTGGGGAAAAAAGGATGCGGTGTGGATTGACACAAATAACGCATGGGAATTGTATATCGAAATTCCTGAATTAAGGGCGGTAATTGAAAAACGTGCGTCAATGATGTCCGCAAATGTTCCATGTCTATATGACAAAAATGGCGATAAAGTCGAATCACATTGGATGATTGACATGATTAAACATCCAAACGCGATACAATCATGGTCGGATGTGGTGTTTTCTATTGGTGTTCAAGATGCATTGTATTCAAATACATTTTGCTATTCACCTGAAAGGATTGGAGGCATTCACAACTTGTTTGTTCCATTACCGGCAAACAAAGTAAAGATTCATTTGACCGGCAAGAAATTGAAACAAATGGATGCGGAAGATTTAGTTGATAGGTTTACATTTAAATACGATGACCATACAACAGAACGCATTGATTGGCGTGACATGGTGTATTTGGTCACCGATGATGGAATGAACATCATCAAACCAATATCAAGGATTGAAACATTGAAATATCCGTTGTCTAATATCAAGGCACAATATCACAAACGAAATGTGTTGTTGGAAAACATTGGTGCAATCGGAATACTTTCGGCACAAAATAATGATTTAGGTGGTGCGATACCAATGACACCGGAAGAAAAAAAGAAGATTCAAAAGGATTGGTACAATAGACAAAAGGATGAGGTGATAATAACGGAGGCAAATGTTGATTGGAAACCAATGTCATATCCAACAAAAGATTTATTGTTGTTTGAGGAATTAACGGCGGACAAACTTGCATTGATTGATGCGTTCGGATTGTCGTATCACATCTTTAGTTCGGACAAAGGTTCGACATTTACCAATGTTCGTGATTCGATTCGAATGGTTTATCAGGACACAATTATTCCGGAAACGCAACAAATGTACGATTCAATCATGAAGCAATTTGGATTGGATGCGGAGGGTTATTATTTAAAAGCGGATTTTTCACATTTGCCGGTATTACAAGATGATGAGGAAAGCAAAGCAATAACGCAAAAGATAAAAGCCGAAACACTTGAAAAAATTGTTGGTTTAGGTGTTGAATTAACACCGGATGAAATAAAAATATTAACGGATTTAAATACACAAGAATAATGGGAAATTCACAATTGGATGCGATTGAGGAAATGGCATTGCAAAATGGAACGTATGTTGTAAATGACACAACGGAATTCACCGCGTCAATAGATGCAATTTATGTTGCGGAAGATACGGTGTTCACATCAATAAAAGTTGAGGGTGGTGACCGGAAAGATGATTACATTTCGACATCGGGTTCAACAATAAAAGCCGGTGTAATTATCGCACCACTAAGAGGGGTTAAATTTAGCGGTGTCCAATTGACATCCGGATCAATTGTTGCAATAAGAATGTAAAAATATGTTTTATTCAAATGGTGCGTATAGTTTATTTAAGGTTGACACACCGATAATTTCGGGAGGGTCAACACCGAGTTATCAAAATCAATATTCATTGACTTTTGATGGTGTTGATGATATGGTATCAATGGGTGATGTTTTAAATATGGCAGATGATGGCTCAGATGCTTATAGTGTTTCGGTTTGGTTTAAAACAACAAGTACAACAAGCTATCAACAGTTAATAGGAAAACAAAATAATGGTGGTTTTAACAACGGTTGGAATTTACTGATTTTTGCAGCATCTTCACAATCACAATTTAGAGGTTTTTTAGGTTCGGCATCAGGTAGTCAATATTTATTTTTTCAAACGTCATATAGTCCCGATATAAGAAGTGGAAGTTGGAATAATGTTGTAATGACCTATGATGGCTCACAGTCCGTTAGTGGCTTTAGTGTTTATTTAAACGGTAATTCTTTAAGCGTTACGTCAATAAGAAACGTAACACCAAGTGGGGTATCTAATACAAGTGATTTTAATATAGGAGTACGTGGGAATGCA